GACAAGGAGTTCCAGTTAACGCTAAATAACTTTCAGTTTTATAAAAATTATGAAGTTCACAGTTTATTCAAAAGACGGTTGCCCATATTGCACAAAAGTAGAACAAGTGCTACAGTTAGCAAACCTACAGCACGTAGTCTATAAGTTGAATAATGATTTTACCCGCGAAGAATTCTATGCAGAATTTGGAGAGGGATCTACTTTCCCCCAAGTTATCGTAGACGATAAACATATTGGTGGATGCACAGATACTGTTCAATATCTAAAGGAGCAAAATCTAGTTTAATGGAAAACACAATTCACGAAATTTATGGTGATGTAGAAAAAGCAATTGATTATGCTTTTAAAGGTCAGTTTGTGTTAAAATTTTATGATTATCTAAAAGTTCGTGGAACAAAAAAAGTAGAAGTTGAAGAGTTTATTGGAAGTGCAACAGCAAACGAAATTAGTAATCTTGTAATGGATTTGGACGAGTATTTAGAAGGTGGTGCTGATGAAATTCACAAACAACTTCGCGAGGGATATGGTCATATTCCAAAACCACAAGCAAGAAAAATAAGAAATTACCTATATGGTATTCTTGAGGATGCCTGGAGATATAATCATGATAAACGACCAGGAAGAAGAAAGAAGCAAACTAAATAAGTCAGAACCCCAGATTAATCGGGGTGTTGAATTATTATTACGGAATAGAAGGAGGAGAGAATCAAAACCAAAAACTTTTCAAGTGAAGTTTGGTAAGATGATTTCTCTCTTCCGTAGAGAGTTTCACTTTTTTATAGAATTTCACTTTGATGTTAGGAAAAAATAAACTCTCTGGAGAAAACAAATGGAAACAGCATACGTAATAACATTCTCTGTAATGTTCACCTTGCTCTTTTTTATGGTAGGAGGTATAATAGGTTGGTTAACTTATAGACATTTGTTAGAGTCAAGACCTCCATATTTGCATCCAGAGTTCTTTGACGAAAATGGACAGGTAATACCTGACGAAATAGTATCAGTACGCTTTGAAAATGACTATTATGGCTACGACGATGACGAAGACGAAGAAGACGACGACTGAAACACCGATTGAAACTCTTCCAACAAATCCTTTTGTATTTGAGATTCTAGAACTTGCATCAAAGCAAAGATCAAATGCAAAGAAGGTTGAAGTTCTTAAAACTTATGAACACGATTCTCTAAAAACTGTTTTTATTTGGAACTTTGACGAGACTGTGGTTTCCCTTCTCCCCGAAGGAGAAGTTCCTTATGGTGATGTAAAAGATCAAAATGTATATTCTGGTTCACTTTCAACAAACCTCTCTATGGAAGCAAGGGGAGGAGAATCTGCCACTGGTCAAGATCTTGATGGTAGAGGAAGAACTTCTTTGAGGAAAGAATATCAAAATCTATACCATTATGTAAAAGGGGGAAATAATACTCTCTCTACAATTCGTAGAGAGATGATGTTTATCAACCTTCTTCAGGGTCTTCACCCTAGGGAAGCAGAACTATTAATTCTAACTAAAGATAAGAATCTTCAAACTAAATATAAAATAACTCTTGAAAATGTAAAAGAAGCATACCCTGACATTCAGTGGGGTGGTCGTTCATGAGTGTAGTAGCAGTAGGAGAAAAGGAAAAAATGGCAGAAAATAAAATCAAAGTCAATAAAGTTCTGCCACATGAATATGGATGTGAAATTCTTTTAGAAAAAACTACTGTAGAAAAAGCAAAAGATTCTTCACTTCCTAGTGATGCATATTTAATTTGGTATACTACAGATGGTGAAGAACATCTTGATTTAACTCGTTGTCCTAAAAGAGTTAATCTTTTTGATATGTATTATGACAAGTATGGTCCAAGTTCTGTTAAGAAGATTGATTTTGGATATGGAAGAATAAACCCTAAACTATGGGGATACAAACAACCAGAGAAGAAGAAAAGAAAATGAGTCAAGGATTTGATGTAGAAATTGAAATGCCGAAGTCTGATATTGACAAACTTCTTAAGCAATATAAAAAAATTAAAAAATATCAAAAGTCATCTTTGTTCGCTATTAAAACAATGGACGGCACGGAAGACATTATAAGTTCATTGTTAAAGGAAGCGGAGGAGAATCCACTGTAAATGGGAAAGCATTATCTACTTAATTTGTATGGATGTTCGTTTGTCCTTTTGGACGATGAGCGTTGTCTTATAGACTTACTAGAAAACGCAGCAGCAGCAAGTGGTGCTACTGTGATTCAAACTATTTCAAAAAAGTTTGATCCACAAGGAGTTACTGTAATTTGTTTGTTGTCCGAAAGTCATATCAGCATTCATACTTGGCCAGAGGAAGGTAAGGCGGCAGTGGACGTTTATACTTGCGGAGACTGTAATCCGAAGATTGGATGTGATATGATTATTCACCAACTTTATGCAACTGACCATACTTTAAGTTACATAGAAAGATGAAAAGAGGGGGGACTTGACTCCCTCTATTTTTTTGTCTATAATACCTTTGTCAGGGTTGATAAAAATGGATAGAGAAAAGCTTAAGTTAATAGTAAAAAACCTTGAATCATTAGTAGAGTGTCTTAAGTCAGAGATTTATTCTGATGCCGATACCTATAAGTATGAAGAAATTGCACCTTACCTAAACGATTACGACGAAGTATTTTATGACGATGACGATGGATATGCTAACTGAAGAATTTGAGTTTATGAAACCAGAAGTAAAACTCATTAGTGTTACTCCTGATGCAGAGAAACATATGGCATACTGTGCCAGGGTTTCTAATCCTGCCAACCAAGAAAATGAAAAATTCTCTGGATTGCTTAAGTATTGTATTCAACATCAACACTGGAGTATCTTTGAGCAAGCAAGTATGACCGTAGAGATTAATACTACTCGTGGTCTGGCAGCTCAAATTTTGAGGCACAGGTCTTTCACATATCAAGAATTTTCACAACGATATGCTGATGCAAGTCTACTAGGAAAAACTATTCCTCTTCCCGAACTACGTAGGCAGGACACTAAAAATCGTCAGAACAGTATTGATGATATTCCTGACTATTTGAATTTGACCCTGACAGAAGATATCCGTGTTCATTTTGAGCACTCTCTACGACTCTACAACCGTCTTCTGGAGAAGGGCGTGGCAAAGGAGTGTGCAAGGTTTGTATTGCCCTTGGCGACGCCCACAAGACTCTATATGACCGGTTCTGTGCGGTCATGGATCCATTACATTGATCTTCGCTCTGCACACGGCACACAGAAGGAACACATGGAGATTGCAGAACTTATTCGTTGTATCTTTACTTGTCAGTTTCCTGCAGTATCTGAAGCACTTGGTTGGACTCGTGAAGGTTGTACTGACTGTGTTGATGCACCTTCTATTACTATTGAATAAATATCCTTAACACTATGGAGAAGTAACATTGGCAACATATCCAGTTTTTAATAAAGTTACAGGTGAACAAAAAGAAGTCTCAATGAGTGTTCATGATTGGGATCAATGGAAGAAAGACAATCTAGATTGGGAACGAGATTGGTCTGATCCAAGTACTTGTCCAGCATCTGGCGATATTGGGGAAGTGTATGATAGACTTAAGAAGTCTCATCCAGGATGGAACGATGTTCTCAAAAAGGCATCTCAAGTACCAGGATCCAAAGTAAAACCCGTTTAAATCTTAAAACCTTATGGCAAGAAGAAAGAGAGTAGATGATCAACCGATTGGTGTTGGAATGACTGCAAAGCAAATGAAACGCAAAAAACCAATCGGTCTTGATTTGATGAGAGAGATTGAACCTCTCACAGATAATCAGAAACTTCTATATGAAGCATACGAAAAGAATCAAAATATCGTTGCTTATGGATGTGCAGGAACAGGTAAAACATTCATCACCCTTTATAATGCTCTTCAAGATGTTTTAGACGAAAGAAGTCCTTATGAAAAAATCTATATCGTAAGATCTCTTGTCGCTACTCGTGAGATTGGTTTTCTTCCTGGTGATCACGAAGATAAGTCATCACTTTATCAGATTCCCTATAAGAATATGGTGAAGTATATGTTCCAACTTCCAACAGAATCTGATTTTGAAATGCTTTATGGGAATCTTAAAACTCAAGGAACAATTAGCTTCTGGAGCACATCATTTATTCGTGGTACAACTCTAGATAATGCAATCATCATTGTTGATGAATTCCAGAATTTAAATTTCCACGAACTTGATAGTATCATTACTCGTGTTGGTGAAAACTCAAAGATTATGTTCTGTGGTGATGCCACTCAAAGTGATCTTATTAAAACAAATGAAAAGAATGGAATCGTTGATTTTATGAAGGTTCTTCGTATTATGCCTTCAATTGATACTGTTGAATTTGGTGTAGATGATATTGTTCGTTCTGGTCTAGTTAAGGAGTATATTCTTGCAAAAATGGAAGTTGGTG